ACGCAAAAAATGAAAAAATGTAGTGCGGCCTGAATAAAAATGTGGGCGGCAGATCAGACCTATTTCGATTTGAGCGCTTGACCAAAATCGAAATGTTTTTGCCCTGGGTTTTAGGGGAGGGGGTATCAATGAAAGCTGGGGGGTTAGTGTGTGTGCCCCGATCAAAGCAATTGCTTCCATTCGCTCACATCGAGCATAATAAAAACGCTCACGGGAACAGGGGGGAGGGGGGGTACATTAAGCAGCTTTGCGCTTTTTCAAGGGTGGTATATGGGCTATTTTATTTTGACCAATGCAGTAATATTTCACGTGTATTTTATAGATACAGGCACTTGAAAACCGACTTAAACCCGAATCTATAGATATATAGAGGAATAGAACCGTTATGGAATGGCATCTAAGCATTGGAAATACTGGGTTTGAGCTTGGTTACATAGCGTATCAAAAATGATACCAAAATGGGCAAAAACGTATCAAATTTGATACGAAATGAGGTAGGATCGAATGAGCAATCTCGTATATAACACCGAAACCGGAAAGGTAATTGATGAAATACATAGCGGTGATCGTATAGTACGAGCTGCAAGCATCGAAGCGCTGAAGGAGCTTGAATCAGCTCCGGAGGGCGAAACATTCACAAAGCTGTATCACAAAGTTATCCCGATGATAGCCAGATGCAAATTGACATCTGCAGAGCTGATTGTGTTCCTGTATCTCGGTTCAAATTTACGATATATCAGTAATGTCGCCAAGTATCATAACGGCAGGCTGATTACAAGAGAGAATATACAGCATGATCTTAAACTACCGGAGATCACAGTCAAGCGGGCAATTCTCAGGCTTATCAAAGAAGGACTGATCATTGAGGCCAAGACGATAGAAGGCAAAGTGTTCATCGTAAATCCATTCGTGCTGTCTGTCGGTGATAAGGTGAGCAAAACGGTATATGACCTATTCAGGAAAAGCAAATGGGCAAGGTGGTAATTGGAGGTATAACCATGTACACATTACCTGATTCTGGCGCAAGGCGTGAGTTTCCAACCGGAGCGGTCCGGGACATTGCCGATGGAAAAGGCAGATGTGATCTGCTGCCGCTCGGTGTAATCGGTAGATTAATAGGCAGTGAAACTCTGATAGAAATAGATAACTATATAAGAACAGGTGACACAAACCGGCTTAATGAAGCAATAAACTCGTTTGTAAAAGACGATAGCAACTGGCTTGACATATACACTGCAATACTCGAAGCAGCAAAGCAATATGAAGCAGGTTGCCAAAAGTACAATGAACGCAACTGGGAGAAGGGCATACCGTTACATTGCTTTATAGATTCAGGTGTTCGGCATTATCTCAAATTCAAGCGTGGAGACACAGACGAACCTCACGATAGGGCATTTATGTGGAACATGCTTGGTGCGATATGGACCCATGAGAACAAACCGGAACTTATTGATCTGCCGTTTATCGAGTGTAATACATAACAAATTGTTGCAGGAGGCTTAAAATGATACCTTCCAAAGTGAAAATAGGTTATAAAAACTATACCGTTGAATTGACTGATGCCCCTATTACTGTTAACGGGAGAGAGTGCTATGGATCTATTGACTATAACGATTACATTATCAAGATAAACAAGACTTATAAAGAGGATCAACAAAAGGCAACTTTTTTGCATGAAGTATTGCACGGCATCAGTGAAATGTACATGAACAGTAGTCTCACTGAAGAAGATATAGAGTTATTGGGTAGAGGGCTGTATACTTTCTTCGTTGATAATCAGGAGGCTGTCAAAAACATGTTTGGAGGTCCTCGAAATGATAGTGCGCCGTAACGGGAAATGGTATGTTGTTTCAGAGAAAAAGGGATCAGATGGGAAGCGTAAAAATCTCGGTGGCCCATATGACACACATAAAGAGGCTGTTGAGCGCCTGAAGCAAGTCGAATATTTCAAACATAGAAAGGGTTAATCTCATTTTGATCTTTTATATCACAGGCTATGCCATAATGTAATTGATCCAAATGGCTAACCTCTAGGGAAAGCGGCTATTCGCATTTATGCGGTAGTCGCTTTTCTTGTATGGCCCCTTTTTGACCTTTTAAACTGCTTTCTTGTTGCATGATGTAAATGGGAAAATATAGTGCGCTTTTCTGGATATAAGGGGGTGATTGATCCGAATGGCAGCAACGAGCTTCAAGCGCAGAGCAGCAATAGTCAAGCCCAAAAGCAAAGACATAAAAGTGACGTATAAACAGGGCTTGTTTTTGCAATGCGAAGCGAAGTTGGTACTATTCGGAGGCTGAATAGGGCGCAGCAGGAGGCGGCAAGTCATATGCACAGCTTATTGATGCACTGTACTGCGCTGATCGTTATCCAGGAATACGGCAACTCATACTTCGTGAATCTTTCCCGGAATTAAGACGTTCCTTGATAAGTAAATCATTTGAGCTGTTTCCTCCGGACTTGTTTCAGTGGAATGAAAATGACATGACCTGGTACGCTGCCAACGGCAGCACCATTGAATTCGGGTACCTGGATTCGGACGACAGGGTAAGCATATATAAGTCTGCTGAGTACGACATTATCCGGATTGACGAAGCAACAGAGTTTTCAGAATACAGGCTGAAGTACATTCAGTCACGATGCAGGGGTGCAAATAAATTCCCCAAACAGATCAAGATGTCAAGTAACCCGGACGGTCCCGGACACAAGTATTTGAAAAAGCTGTTTAAGGTAGGCGTAAACGAGCCATGTAAAACATTTACTGAATTCATTGGAAAAGATCCATTTACCGGGGAAGCAAGATACGAGACACGCTGCTATATTCCTTCTCTTGTCTGGGAGAATGAATTTTTGATGAAAGATGACCCGGACTATATAACAAACCTCATGAAGTTGCCGGAGAAGGAAAGAAAGGCGCTGCTGGAGGGAAGCTGGGAGCTGAACGAAGATGCCGCTTTCCCTGAATTCGATTATGACATACATGTTTGCAAACCATTCACAATACCTAAACATTGGCGGCGGTGGCTTGCTGTTGACAACGGATATGATGATCCGTTTGCATGGTATTGGTTTGCGGTAGACGAACAAGGCACTGTGTATGTTTATCGTGAATTTACACGGGAAAAGGGCGACAAAGCCACAATGCTGAGATACAAAGCTCAGGCAGAAAAAGTTGTTGAAATGTCCACAACTTATGATGATCTTGGCAATGAGATTCAAGAAAGGTTTCAGTTTATTGTGGCTGGACACGATGCGTTTCAAACACATGTAAGGGACGAGCAGGGCAAAACTCTTATTGACCACTACCAGGAAGGCGGGTTATCGGGGTTTATAGAAGGTGTCAAGAACAGACGATTTAGAAAGGCTGTTTTACATGAATACCTTGCACCCTATGAAGATCCGTTCAAAAACAAAAAGACGGCGAAATTACAGATTTTCGACACTTGCAAGGTGCTCATAGAAAAACTGCCAGAGTTAATTAAGGACCCGGACGACAACGAAAAAGTCTTGGACGTTGATGATCATCAGTATGACAGCTTAACATATGGACTTTGTGCATATCACGCTAAAAAATCAAGACCTAAAAAGTCAGAAAAAAATGAAATAGAGCGGTACCGTGAACGCTTATGGCGTAATATGCAGCGGAAAAACCGCAGATAGGAGGATCGCATGATAATCGTTGAAAAATACCCCAGGAGAATAAGAGATGACTTCTGTAGCAAGACCGTATCTGACAAGAATGTATGGATTTATGAAAAGGGCACTCCACCGGCAATGAGATGTATCTGCAGCGAGGAACATCTCAGAGAGATCATCGAGGAAGGAAGTAAATACCTCGGAATAGCTGCAACACCGAATGATGAACTGGTGAAACAGCTTGAAGCAAAAGATGCAGTAATTGAAAAACTGCAAATGGAACTTGAAGCATGCGAAGCAGAAGTCAGGAGATTGACTATCCTTGCAGAAACAAGCAAGCAGTCAGAAGAACAGGCCGATGAACAGTCTGAT